TATTAGTACAATGCTCCCCTTACCATTTTCTAACTTGGTCACATTACTAATAGCTTGAACATTAACAAGGATTTTGCCATTATCGGCACTTAATTCAATAAAATTCTTCATGTTTCTTAATTTTAAAATTAGACACTTCAAAGTTAAGAAAATCCCCTGATAATAACGTGAGGTTACCGATCGAATTGGTTCAGGGGAGCTATTTAAACTTTTTGTTTTGTCGTGTTTTATTTTGTGTTTGTGTTGTAGGGTGTGCCGTTCGTGAGAATAGCGCACCTTTTTAATTGGATAAGTGGCGGAATTGGTAACGCTTAGTAGAGTAAGATTGTAAGCCAGACATTCAGTGAGGCTCTTAAATTTACATTCCCGGTTCGAATCCGGGCTTATCCACTAATAATAATCAAATAATTAATCTTATGGCAAAAGAAGTGAAAAAAATAACTGGTGATTGGACAAAATCAATCAGTGAAATGAAGCTAAATGAAGTAGTAGAATTTCCGATATCTGCTTATGATGGAATAATGAGTACAATTCGATATCGTGTTAGACGCAGATTTGGAATTATAATCAAGAGAGAAGGAGAGTTGGACTATAAAAAGGGAGTTTTTAGAGCTAAACGTATTTCGTGATGGAAACTCTGACTCAATGTGAGTATCAAGTAGCTAATGAAGTCGCAAAAGGACAAACCCCAGATGAAATTGCCGATTTGCTCAAAAAGTCAGTTTGGACCATAAAGGCACAGATTAGGGATATTCATAAGAAGTTAGGCATTAACAATAACGTAGAGCTTACTTTATTCCTGCTATGTGATAGGACTAAAAGAAACTTTGATTTGAAGGAGATTAGGAAGCACGGTATTGAGTTATTCTTCTCTGTGTGGTTTTTGGTAATTGCTGTAACACCGGATTATCAAATGGACATGAGACGTTGTAGGGTACGATCTAATGCAAGGACTTCTGTACGAGCAACTAGAAATAGAAAGGACTGTGATTCATTTTATATCGTCTAGTATTAACTAAAAAATAATGTTCTATGAAAACTATTCATAAAATTCAAAATGCTATTGCTGTCATTGCTCTTGCTATGGTGACCCACCTAGCATTGCAAATCGAAATGACTAGAAACGAAACAATATCATGTATTATAATGCTATTGTTAACTGTGTTCATGCTTTTAGAGAGAAGTTCAAAAGAGGTGCATCAAAAAGAATAGGAGGAATTATGGGAATTACAGAAATATTGGATAGTGGCGCAGATGTTACTTTAAAAATTAAAAGTAAAGACTTAAAAGATTTTGCGGATCATTTGATTGAAAAATCAATAAAAGGGGTCAAAGAATCATTTGTTAGACCGGAAGAGAGATATTTAACGATAAAAGAAGTTGCTGAAAAACTTCATGTTGATCCATCAACTTTATGGAGTTGGGATAAAAAAGGTTATCTCCGTAAAATAGAGGTTGGAGGGAAAAGATTATATCGTGAAAGTGACGTAGAAGCAATTCTAAATCGCAAATAACCATTCTAATCCTAGTGTCCGTTGATTCGGTATCTAGGAATAAAATTTTGTCATTTAAATTCGATTTTGGAAGCGTCGGTTCGTGAGGATAGGCGCTTTATTTATTTCGATTAACCACTTTGAATAATATAAGATATGGGACTTATTAAGAAACCTAACGAGCTGACCGTTAAGACTACATTGTCAGCACTGATTTATGGCCAACCAGGTATGGGTAAAACAACACTTGCATTAAGTGCTCCTAATCCTGTATTGTTTGATTACGACGGTGGTATTCACCGTGTAAATGCAGCTCATCGTGTCCCTACTGTCCAAATAACCAGTTGGGAAGAAACGAATGAAGTATTATCCTCCGAGGAAATAGAAGAATTCGATACTATTGTTATTGATACAGCGGGCAAAATGCTTTCTTTCATGGATAAATTCATTATACAAACCAATCCTAAGATGCGCAAGAATGACGGTACGTTATCTCTACAAGGGTATGGAGTTCGGAAAAATATGTTCATTAATTTTGTGAATCAGGTTTCTCTTATGGGAAAATCTGTGATATTCGTAGCTCATGAACGTGAAGAAAAGAATGGGGATGATAAACAGATTCGTCCAGAAATTGGTGGTTCATCTGCAGGAGATTTAATAAAAGAACTTGATCTGGTCGGGTATATGGAAGCTATAGGAAAAGAT